TACATATATATTTTATAGCGTTGCCTTCTGCAAAAAGCAACTTGTTTTCGTTTATAAATTCTGCAGGCTGTATCTTCATATTACGATAATGTTTACCACCCACCTGTTTACCTAGTGAGTCGTATCCTGCTTTTTTAAGTAGTTCACTATTTGTCATTTTTTTTCTCCTCATAATCTTTATATTCTTTTATTAATTTTTCTGATGGATGCCAAACATCTACTGCTGAATGACAATTAGGACACGATAAGTTACTTACAATATCATATTCTTCATTGTCTTCTGTATCGTGATCTCCACCCCAAATTAATTCTGTGTTACAGTGCCAGCATTTCATAATATATAAGCTCGATCAAAATCTTTTGGATCTAAGACGTGCAATTCACGCTTCGCGCGCGTTGCTCCGGTATAAAATAATCTATGTAATTCATCCGGGTCGTGACTAAACGTTTCTAGCGCAGCACCTGTTATGTCTTGCATCAATAAAACTTTGTCAGCTTCTCCTCCTTTCGCTCCGTGTATAGTTGACATTATTATACGAGGATTTCTATTTAATGTTTCACCATTCGCCCTCATATTACGAATGTAATTCTCGGTCATAGTATCTAGACCTTCGAATGCTTCATACCAAACTGTGTTTATTAATAAACCGTGCTGTTGTTGACACTCTTCTAATTTATATTTATTATCTGCGTGTAGTGTTTTACCTTTTCTAAATCCTTCTAATACATTTGATCCAAGATATTCATAAATATTTTTTATCTCCAGGTGATTAAGTAATCCACCTTTACGCCAAGCTTCCCAGTTATTAAGAGCTAGTAATAATTTAAGTGGTATAGAGTTACGTCCTTTGTATTGATAGTACCATCCTTGTATTTCACATAAATCTTTAGCATCATCTAAAAAATAATTTGCAGCAGATAAAACTAACCAATTGCCTTCACTCATATCTACTTGTGTAATGTCAGAATATCTTTTTAAGATTCCTTGTTCTTCTCTAGGTTTATAATTTTTATCAAATCTATTTTGTACTTTGTTTATAATATTTTGTGATAGTTCGTGTATAGGTCCACCAGGAATCCTATAAGATTGATCTAGTGTTTGTATATCATCTACTTCTTCTTTAAGTGCTATGAAGTGATCTACATCTGCACCGGCCCATTTAAATATAGCCTGGTCATCGTCACCTGCGATGTAAGTCTTACCTGCTCTTGCCCAAATTTTTCTCACCATCTCCCACTGTAATAAAGATAAGTCTTGCGCTTCATCTATAAACAATACTTCAAATTTATTTGTAGATTCTTTTGCAATAAAATCTTCTAGTAAATCATTAAAATCTTTCAAACCTTTTTCTTTTTTAAATCTTTTTAGCTCTTCTGACAATAGAAACAAAGTGTTGCGTTCTATGTCTAATATGTTCTGTCTTGAGTCATAATACTCTAATAAGTCCATTCTTTTTACAGCTGCTGTATTTATAATTGTAAGGTATTCGTTATCACAATTAAAAGTACCATCACTATCAGAAAACTTTGCTGTCTTAATTGGTATGCCACATTTCTCACCAAACTCTTTGTAGTCATCTGCACCTAACATCTTTTCTTTAGTCATTCCTAATTGATTAAATGCGTAGGAATGTAAAGTTCTAAAGAATGCTAGATCATTTTCTATATCTAAACCAAATTTCTTTGCTGCTCTGTTTGCTGCTTCTGTTGCGGCTTTTTTAGTAAACGAAAAGTACCCAATTTGTTTAGGTCTTACTCCCTGTTGAATAAATTGATCCACTAGATTTAATAGTGTTGTTGTTTTTCCTGTCCCCGGCGGTCCTAATATTATTGTTTTCATATTTTTTTATTCTTCTTTCTAGTATGTTGTTTTTAGTTTTAAGTTTTTCATTTTCTTTTTGTAATTCTTCTATCTTCAAACGAAACTTTAAATGCCAATTAACCCCCACATCTGTGTCAAACATTAAAAATGCTCTTCTAGATATGCTGTTTTAGAAACTGACGCCTCTGTCTGTTTCATTGTTTTTATTTTAATTAGTCTTGGTTGTTGTTTTTTTATTCTTACTCTCTCTTCTCCTACAAACTCATCAAGTCTTTTTATTAAATTACCTGTTTGATTTTTATCTTTCTCCCAGTGATTACGTTTGCAAAAATTATAAAAGTCTTCCATTCTAAAATATGTGTATTCTCTTTTCTCATCAGTAAAAGGTAATTTATTAAACACATCATCTATAACTCTTGCTGATTGTCTATTTGTTGTCCAGTCTTGCAACAGTCCAGTCAATTCATTAACAGGATTTAAAGACTCTAAAGGTTCTACTTCTTGCAGTCCTTGCATCATAGGTTTTAAAAAATGTTGTTTCCAATCTTTTGGTTTTGGTATTGGTACAATTAAATTTGCTTGATCTAAACACGCTAGTGCAAATAAGTTAGGACTGTAAAGTTGTTCTGATTTTAATTCTATTCTTTTTTTATCTACATCTAAAAACCATTGTGGTGGTGTTGATGAATATTTTGTAAGACTACCTAATACTGGCATCTCTTCTTCTCCAAACCCTACACCAAATCTTTTTGTTCTACATAAACCAGACTGACATACTGCATTGATAGGTGCATCTTTACATCTATACTTATCATAACCTTTTCTGTTTACTGATTTAATTAATTGTTGAACCTCACTATTACTTAGTGGTGGTTCCATAAATTTCATATTGGCTTTTACAATTTCATCTTCCCAAGTATCTGGATGTGCTTGTTTATAATATACTGCTACATTAAATAATGCATTGTTCCTGGACCCCTCACCAAAACCTGTTGATGCTAATTTGTTTAAGCAAGGAGGTCCTCCAGGAAACGATTCTTCTATTTTTTTCTTTTCCGTTTTAATTTGTTCCACCTCTTCTTTTCGTAAAGAAAACTTATCATAGAGCTGATAAAATTCCTCAAGTGTACAACCGGCGCCAGTATCGTTGATAGCATAACGTAGTCCTTTCATTTCATTGAAGTAGGGTAAGTTTAAAAAGTTACCAGTGTCCCCACGATCCACTAGAATTTCTGTTTGTTTTGGAAATATTTCAGAGCCTTCATACCCAAGTATGATTGACATCTCTTTTAATTTTGACTGCATCAATGATGCAGGAATGTTTTCTTTGGTAAATAAAAATACGTGTGCGCCGCCAGACTTACTACGGCAAACTATTAAAGGGAGTTTAAGATCCCGAATACTTTTAACGAGGCTAGTGTGATCAAAGTTATATTCGTCAATATCAATGCACCCCCACCTACTATCATTATTTTCTGTAATAGGGATGATTCCAAGGGCTGCTCCTTCTCCACGTAAGTGTCTGTCCCAGAGTTCGTCTGTGACGGTTCCACGTACAATAAAAGCTTTGCCTTGTTGCTTTCCATTTTCTCCTCGCTCACCTGGTTGGTATTGTCCATAAGCGATTTCTAATCCTTGAAATATATTTTTGAATTTATTCATTATCACTTCTTCTTTCTTTGTAAAGGGGGATCTCACAATCCCCCTTATTTAATTTAGTATGGAGTTGAGTCCGATACTTTCTCTTCAACATCAGCTTTTGTTTGAACGGTCCCTTTAGATACATTCCCAGAAAAGTCTTTTGCACTTAAGTACAAAGCCTTATCTGCTTGTCCTAAAATTCTGTCCTGTGTTACAACCCAGCCATACCAAGAACCTTTATCGTTCTTTTGTAATGTAGATGCTAGATTATAAACAACTCCGTGCATAGGAGGGATAGCAAATCCACCCTTGCCATCAGCAATTTGTATGGTTTTCATCATAGAATTCCATTTCTTACTGACATTTAATTGAGTTGATTTCATTGTGATCAAAGCTGGTGTAAAACCACCTGACTTTGTCTCAATCATTACATAGTAAGATGCTGTTTCTTCTAAATAATTACCATTTGGTAATCTAATTTTAGATCCATCTCTCTTACCTGTTGCGATTACCGGACTGTTTGGTAGATGTACAGCCACAGGAGCACCTGGACCATCGCCTCTATCAGACCATTCTGGATAATCTTTTTTGTAGTAGCAAGGAATTATCTTGATACCTTTTTTACCATCGAATAACTCGCTGGTAACAGTATTATAGATCATACCTGGTTTGGCACCCTCTATATACTTACCATCACCTTCAGTTACCTGCGGTGACAGTTGTC